GATGATTATTCGCAATACTTTTTATATTTTGATGGCGAAAAAGAAGATCAATTTACTGCTTATAAATTACCATTTGTCGATATAATAGATAACGAGCCAACTATAATTCCTAAGGCAGTATTTGCTATTGCTGGAGCTTTACAAGGAGCTAGGGGTGGGGTAGATTTACCTGCGAATGATAGGCAAGAGGTAGTCAATAAAGTTAACAGTCTTTACCTTAAAATGGCAAAACAATTCAATGATGATAATTTAATATCACCATTAAAAAAAGACTTTATTGACAGTATTGACAGTATAAGAACACTGGAAAAAGCAATTGCGACACAATTTAGCAATCAAGATGCGAAAATGCTAGTTGCGAAAGCTAAAGAGATTATGCAACGGGATGTTGCTACACAACAACAGCGGGATGCTGAATTAGAGTTGTATCTAAATACAACACTCCTAAAAATCAAAACAATTGAATAACATGTCCGAATTATTAATTAAAACTGTTCAAGATTTGAATGAAGCAGTTTCCACTCTTCGCTCAAATAATGAAAAAAAAGATAGTGAAAGCAAAGCTGTTGTAGATAAAATACAAGAAGCTCTAGCTAAGCACGAAGAAAAAAACCAAGATTTACTTAAAAAACTTCAAGAAAAAGAAAATGCAATAAGTGAAATCGAACAAAAACTTATTTCGTTGACTAGTTCAGCAAGCTACAAGTCAAATGACGAACAACAACAATTAGAAATCAAAAACTACGAGAAATTCTTAGCTAATTCTTTCAATCCTGAATCTGGAGCTGAAAAAAAATATCTAAGAACTGACTCTGCCGTTGCTGGTGGTTTTTTTGTTCCAACCGTTCAATTAAACGAAATCATTAAAAATATTGTAGAAATTAGCAATCTTCGTCCATTCGCAAGAGTGAGAACTATGGGTTCTAAAACCGAGTCAATTCCTGTTCGCACTAATACTGCACCTGCTTATATGACTGGTGAAGCTCAACCATCTACTAATAGCCAACCAAAATATGGTGAGAGAAATCTTGAGGCTAAAAAAATGACTTACGACTACTCTATATCTTACGAACTATTGCAAGATAGTGTTGTGGATATGGTTGCTGAAATGAATAGAGAAGTTGCAGAGCAATTTGCACTACTTGAAGGTCAACAATTCGTCAATGGTTCAGGAGCTGGCAACAATATGTCAGGCTTTATGCAAGATGCTAATATTGGCTTCATCAACTCTGGCGATGCTAATGCTATCACTTTTGACTCACTAATTAAAATCACTGGTGAGATTAAAACTGGCTACAATCCTGTTTATGCCTTCAATCAAAGAACTTTGGCAACCCTTCGCGCTCTAAGAGATAATCCAACCAATGGTCGTTATATCTGGGAAAGTGGAAACTTAGGAGCTGGTGTTCCTTCAACCATTAATGGTGTTCCTTATGTTGTAATGCCTGATATGCCTGATATTGCTGCTGGAACTTTCCCGATAATTTTCGGAGACTTCAAAAACTATTGGATTGGAGATAGAAAAAGCTTGACTGTTGTTCGCGATGAATATACTCTCGCAAACCAAGGTTTAGTTAAATTTATTTTCCATCGCCGTGGTGGTGGTATAGTTGCCAATCCTGAGGCCTTCAAAAAACTTAAAATTTCTAACTCTTAATTTTTATATATATATGGCTTCTTACGAACAAAAAACCTCACTAAAACCAGTAAAAGCATTGAATATCACTGCTATTACTTCAAGCACTACTACTGTAGGCTCTTCAATTGACACTAAAGGCTTTGAGTCTTTAACTCTTTTTGTTGAGCTTGGAGCGAGAACTGACGGAACTTTCTTACCTTTGGTTCAAGATTCTGATGATGATATCAACTTTGCTAATGTTGACGATCAATTCTTAATTGGAACTGAAGCGGAAGCACAAATCAATACTGCTAACACGATCAAAACTATTGGTTATGTTGGCAAAAAAAGATATGTGAAACTATCAATAGTCTCTACTGCCGTCACAAGCGGTGGTGCAACTGTATCTGCAACAGGAATCCTTGCTAATGCAAATGTAAAACCTGTATAATTGACTGGGGGCTTAATTGCCCCCTTCATTTAAATAAAATATCTTATGAAAATTAAAGTAATTAAAACAATCTTAGCATCACAAGACGAAACTGGCACTAAATCATTTGAATATAAAGCTGGCGAAGTTTATGATATTTATCAAGAGCTAGCTAATGTCTTTATCAATGAAGGCTGGGGAGTCGAAGAAATAGAAATCGAAACTCAAGAAATAGTAGAAGAGATAGAAACTCAAGAGCAAGAAATCCAAATCGAAACTCAAGAAGAGAAAATAGAGGAACAAGAAATTGAAACTCAAGAATTAGAAATTAAAATCGAAACTCAAGATTCTCCTAAAAAAAAGAAAAAAAATGCTAATTAGAGACTACATACTAATTACACCTGCAACAATTGAGCCGATAACACTAGACGAGGTCAAGCAAAAACTTCGTCTAATTGGCAATAGCGATTTTGACACTGAATTAACACGAATGATAACAGTTGCTAGGGAGATGTGTGAGAGAATAACTGGCAGAGATTTAATTAATAAAACTTATAAAGGCTTTTTAGATTGTTATTACAATCAAGTAGAATTTACAAAAAGCAAGTTGCAATCAATATCATCAATCAAATATTATTCTAATAATATTTTAGCTACACTATCACCAAGTAGCTATTACTTCACAAATGCAACCGATTATGCTAAGCTAGTTTTTACTCAAAATTTTACTGCTGATAATAGACTGCAAGCAATAGAAATTGAGTTTATTGCTGGGTATGGATCGACTGCAAGCACCGTGCCTGCAAGCTTAAAAGAAGCAATGCTTTCATTTATTGACTGGTTATTTAACAACAGTGGAGATTGCACTAACGAAGACAGCTTAATGGCTAGAAAATTATTTCAAAATTACATAATAGGCAAAAAAATATTCTTTACAGTATGAAATGCCAATCGATCAAAAACAATGTTAAAAAAGTATGCACCACTGATTTTAACAAGAAGATTATAATTGAGAAATATGGGAGCTACGGCAATAATAGTCCAGATGCTGATGCTATACTAACTTATCAAACTGTTGCAACTGTTTTTGCGATGGTTAAGACTTCTGCAAGCGGAGACTTTGTTAACAATGTGAATGTGTCTAACACTATTACAATTGACTTTTACATTAGATATAATTCTGTAATAGATATATCACAACAGCTTTTTGTTTTACTTGATAATAAGAGATATAAAATAGAATTAGTTGATGATATTGACAAAGATAACAAAAAGAAATAGAGAACTACCTGCCGAGCTAACTGTTGGTTTTAGAAAAGTTGCTTATCAAGTAGGTAAAACACTTCACTCTTGGCTATTACAAGATATGAAAAAACCTAAAAGTGGACGAGAATATAAAAGCTATTTTGGAGTGAAGGGTAGATTTAAGCAACCTAAATTAATTACAGCTTCTGCACCGAGTGAAACCCCTGCTGTCCGCACTGGCAACTTTAGAAAATCTGTTAACTTTGTTGTTAGGGGCAACACAAAGCTAGAATGGGGAAGCGGTCAAGATGGTCTGGCCACAGAATATAACAAAGCCTTAGAATTTGGGTCAAAGAATATGAAAGCAAGAGCACCACTACAAAGAGCAATGCAGGCCAAAGATGCAGATATTAAATCACTTGCTATTAATAATATTAAAAAAATAGTATATGGTCGGTAATCAAATAGCAAATAGACTAAGGCAGGTTTTATGCAACTTTACTAATGATTTTAGCGATGTTGTAAATATTACTAGTCTTGTTAAAAACAATACATTAATAACAGCAACAGCAACTAATCACGGCTTATCTACTGGCGATTATATCACGATCAAGGGAGCTAAAAGAAGAATAAATATTCAATCTATTACTTTTGCCTCTGGAGTTGCAACCATTAAATTAGCTGAAAGCCACAATCTATTTATCGAGGTAGACACTAAGATAACAATTGCTGGCTGTTCTGTTGCTGGTTATAATGGCGAGAAGGTAATAAAATCTTTGCCTGATTTTCATTCAATAGAATTTTATTCAAATAATCTTGGTAATGCTACCGATGGTTATATTCTAATTGATGATAATGTTTTTTTTAATGGTTATAAACAAATAACTAAAATAAATGATAATAGTTTTAGTTATCCTGTCTCTAATGTTATTGCTAACAATCAAGCCTACGGCACTATATCTGCAAGCAAAGCTTCAAGAGTTCAACATATAGCGACAAGCGAGCGAGCTGAAGCTTTTTATAAGAATGACACTAGCAAAAAATGGCTATTTGTAATTTTAGGGGACGAAAGAGTTGAGGAAAGTGGAGCTAGCATTACAACAGACTCATACTCAACTAATCAACAGTTTTATTTTAAAACATTGCTAGAATTTTCTATATTTGTAGCGATACCAACACAAAATTCAATTGTAGCTAGTGCTGAGGCCGACTTAGCAAGAAGTTATATAAAACCCATACTAAAAAGTATTGCTAATTATAAATTTGACAGTAATCTCTCTCAACAGAAATATCAACCTTGTTTATATCTAGGGAATAGTCCTGATGTTTACAATGTTGCGACTTATATTCATAGATTCGATTTTGCAATTACTGGTGAAATCACTGACGATGATGGAGTTAATCATTTTAGTGATGCAGTTCCATTACTGAATGTTGATTATACTGTTAATAATTTTAATTCTAATGCTAAATTTAAATGATTATAAAAATACTAAAAGAAATTAAAGATCCAAAGCTGGGAGTCTTAAAAGAAGGCGAAGAAATCCAAATCGAAACTATTGACAATGTGCCAACTAGTCAATTTTGGAGAAATAGATTAAAAGATAGTGTTATTGATAATGCTATTGAAATTATTAAAACTAAAAAAAATAAATAATGAGCGAATATCCTAAAACAACAGTCAATATTCTAAGTGCAAATACTTTTGCATCATTAGACGAGAGAACAATTCTATTAGTAGGGCAAAAACTTAGTGGCTCTGCAACTAGTGGAGAGCTAAAAGAAATTCTCACAGAAGCTGATTTAAATAATTATTTTGGCAGAAATTCTCATATCTCAATTGCTGGTAGGGCATTAATCAAAACTTTGGCCATATCATCAACTCGCCCTAAAATATCCGCTATTGCTCTTGATGACAATGCGAGCGGTGTAGTTGCAACTGGTTCATTTGCGATCACTGGGACTGCAACTGCAAGCGGTTCATTAAGCTTTTATGTTGATAGCATTAAAAACGGTGCCTATCAAATCGATGTTGCTATTGGTGATACTGCGGTTTCAATTGCAACTAAACTAAAAGCATTAATTGATGCTAACCTAAACAGCCCTGTTAGTGCTGGTATTTCTACTTCAACTATTACTTTAACTTCAGTTCACAAAGGGCTTATTGCTAACTCAATAGGCTTGAAATTAAAAGGCTCTGTTGCTGGTATCACTGTTGCAATTACTGCAATGAATGGTGGCTTGAATAATCCAGTTTTAACTGGTCTTTTTGATAATATCATTAATAGTAAAATCCGCTTTACTTCTATCGCTTATCCTAGTGAATACACTTTATCAACCTTAACTGCTTTAACAGAAGCTAGAATTAATGTTGACAATGAAGTATTAGACGGCTTAGGAATTATTGCAAAAACTGATACCTATGTTAATAACAACAGCTTTTTAGATAGTCTTAACCTAAAAACCCTTGATGTTATTTGTAATAACAAAGTCAACACTGCAACTCACAAGGGCGGAGCTATTTTTGAAAATAATTTAACTATATCCGCAGTTATTGCTGGTATTCGTGAATTAAGATTGACTGTTGGAGCTAATATCTCAAGAATAATGTCTAACGGCGAAACCTTAGGAGGCTCTTATAATGGAGCAATCCCTTATTTCAATACAATAGCTTACGAGTTGCCAATTATTGATGTTGGTAATAATTACTTACAAGAAGAAAGAAACGAGCTTAAAAATTCTGGTGGCTCTTGCCCTCAAAACAACTCTGCAAATAGTTTTATTGATATTAATAAGCAATTAACTACTTACAAGCTAGACAATGCAGGTAATGTCGATAAAACTTATCAAAGTGTAAATACTCTTGACACTATGTCAATTGTTAGAGAATACTTTTTTAGGAATATTAAAAAAGACTTCGCACAACACGCACTTACAAGCGGTCAAGTAGTTGCTAATAGAAAAATGGTAAATAAAGATAGCTTTATTGCTACTTTATGCGAATATTATAGAGAGCTATCTGGTCTTGCCAATGTAAACACTAATTATGCTTTACTTGTAGCTAGCAATGAAGCTCTTGCTTATTTTAAAGATTTTATCAACAAATCAATTGTTGTAAATTTACAAGAAGGTTCTATTATTGCTGATAGCTCTGCAAAAATAGTATCTCAACTTGAAACTATTATTATTAATCTAATTCCTAACTTCGAGGCTTAATTATGGCAATACAAGATAAACCATTATTGATTGTAAACGGCAAAACCTTACCTTATAATTCTAAGGTAAGTTTTCAATTTTTGCATAATGAAAATACAACTTACTAAACCTTTGATAAACTCGCCATTTAATGATAATGGCTCAAATATTTTTAAAAACATTGAAGCTATTTATCTAAAAGATGTTAACTTAAATATAGTTCAGAGTTATTATCATTATTTTCAACAAACTTTTACTTTGCAAGCTAAAAAATTTGTGAGTAAAGATTTAGATCAACAAAAAAATCAAAATCAAGAAACTGAGCAAACTCTAGATGCTTCTGTAATGAATCTTATTTTATTTGATGGAAGTGAAGAGACAATTCAGAGAGCGGAGAGACTCATTAAAAAAGTTGCTTTTAAAGATGAAAATTTTCAAAATCCATTAAATGATGCAGATTTTAATGAATTAGATTTTTTTGATAAACAAAAAATTATTGGAGAGTTTTTAGTAAATTTTTGGCTCAGCAAGTGGTCTCTTGGAGGGAAGAAGAAATAAAGTTTCAAGAAGATATTATTTATTTAATATCACAAGTTATAGTATTCTACAAAGGTGCTATAACTTACAAAGAAATATTAGAAATGCCACTTGCTGAATTAGATATGATTATTAAAGCTCGAAACAAAATTATAAAACAAAATGTCGTTTAATGTTAAATTTATTTATGACTTGGTTGATAAGCTAAGTCCTGCACTCAAAGTAATCAATAAAAATATAGAAGCTAATAGTCAAGCTGTTGCAAGACTTGGAAAAAGTCTAAATAATAATATGAATAATTTATCTCTTGATAGATTTAGCAGAACAACAAATGTTGTTTTAAGAAATTTCTCTCGAGCAACTAGCGATATGATTGACAATATGTCTAATATGTCAGACAAGGCTTTCAATTTTAGCCAAAGTGTAGCTATTATGTCTACTGGCTTAGGAGCGATGGGAATTAAAGCAATTAAATCATCTGCTAATTTCGAAACCCTAGGTATTCAATTAGAAGTATTGACAGGCTCCGCAGAAAAAGGTAAAAAACTATTCGACGAACTAACACAATTTGCAGATAAAACACCCTTCCAGCTCCCTGAAATAGTGCAAGCTACAAGAACATTACTAGGCTCTAATATAGCCTTAAAAGATGTTGTTGATACAACTAAAATGCTGGGAGATGTATCTGCTGGCTCTGGTGCCGATATTAAATCATTGGCAGTAGTTTATGGTCAGGTTGCTGGTATGACTAAGCTACAAGGTCAAGATGCAATGCAATTTATATCTAATGGTATCCCAATCTGGGCCTTATTGCAAAAAACCACTGGTAAAAGCATTTCTCAATTAAGACAATTAGGAACGGATGGCAAAATTTCATTCGATCTTGTTAATAAAGCATTGACACAAGCGACACAGAAAGGTGGGATGTATTATAAAGCTACCGAGAAGCTTTCAGAATCTGTTAATGGTCTTTTTTCAACATTGGGCGATAGCATAAACAAAGCTTTTGGTAAACTTGGCGATGAAATTATACAAGTTATTGATTTAAAAAACTTAGTAAAAGATATAACTGTTTTTGCTGGAAAAATTACAGATGCTTTTAGTTCTTTATCACCCGAGATGAAGAGCCTTATTGTTTATGGTGGTTTATTTTTAACTGCCTTATTGCCGATTGGCTTGGCTCTTGGTGGGTTTTTTGTTGCATTAAAACAAATATTAATTGTTTTTGAAGCTTTGTTATTTCTTTTAAGGCTAAATCCTTTAACTTTATGGCTGAGTGCTATTACTTTGCTAATCTATAATTTTGACAAAGTGCTTGAAGTTGTTAAAAAGATTTTTGATTATGTTGGCAAAATAATTACAGGTGCAAAAAATATGTTCGGAGGTAAAGTTATATTAGGTCAAGCTGGTAATGCTGGCTTAGAACCTTCGCAACAAGCAATACAACAGCCTATAAGTCAAAACCCTTATCAATATTTCTCTGGGGGGCTCAATGTTAATTTCAATAATGCTCCTAAGAATACTTCTATAACAAAACAAAGCTCGCCTAACTTTGAATTAGGAACTAATATGACTTATGCAAGATGACTTTATTTAACAACTCTAAAATAAAACCAGCAAGTTTTAAAAAAGCTAAATTTCTTTTTGATACTAGTAATATCAAAGGTGGAATTAAGTTTGCAGAATTTGAGTATCCTAAAACCGATAAAAGAGATATTGAAACCCTAGGCAAAATGCTTAAAAAAATATCTGTCAATTGTTTTGTCGATTGCAATAAAAATTATAAACAGCGAGACAAATTACAAGAAGCATTTGACAACCCAAAGGCTGGTTATTTATCACTGCCATTTTATAAAAAGTTTTATGGTTATGTTGTTGAATATTCTTTTAGCGATGCAAAAAATGCAGTTGGCAATACATCTGTTAGTTTTGAGTTTTTAGAAGTTAGTAAATATGGCAAAAATAAGAAGAATGGTAAAGGGTTTTTAGCTAATCTTAAAAGTAAAATACTTGGAAAATATGAAGAGCAATTTGACAAGGCTTTTGCTAATGTTTCAAAATATAAAGAAAAATTCGATAGTGCTGTTGACACTCTCAAAGAAGTCGCGAATAAAGTTAATCAAGTTGCAAGTGCAATAGGTGGAGCTAGTGCAGTAAGTGGAGCGGCCAATAGTTTTGGAGATTTTTCAACCGCTATTAATCAAATTGTCAATTCATCAATTAATCTTGTGCAATCACCTAAGGTTTTGTCTCAAAATATTAAAATAGCATTTGATAATCTAAGTCTTGCTTATAATAGTACTACTGATTTATTTAAGGTTTGCAAAAATTTATTTAATATTAATGAAAAAGACAGAAATCAAATAGGTAATTCTCAAAACTCAATTGATATTAGAAATAATCAAGATTTAATTAATCAACTAATTAAAATCAATGCCCTAACTCTTGCCTACGAAACTTCCGCAAATATTGATTATTCAAATACACAAGAGTTAAATCAAGTAATAGCTGATTTAGAGTTCGGATTTTCTCAAATTGGCTCAATTGCAGATAGAAGCATACTTGATGATTTACAGGCATTAAGATATGAAGCAATTAATTATCTTAATGAATTATCTCTAAGTGTTCCTAATGTTGTTGACTACGAAGTTATATCACCAACTCCAATAACTAAAATATTATTTAACCTTTACGGTAATGATGATAACAAAGATATTATAATAAGCCTCAATAATATTAATGACACAAGCTCAATTACTGGAAATATTAAAGTGTTAAAGTATGAAGAATGAAATTTTAATTTTCTGCAACGGCTTATTAATTGAAAATTTTATTGATTTCTCATTAGATAAATCAATTGAGAATTTCTGTAATTCATTTTCTTTTACAATTACTCAACAGATGCTTAATGATAAGAGCATAAAGCAAGGCTCTAAAATCAAAATAGAGATAGGCAAGGAATTAGTATTTACTGGTAATGTTGAGAGAATAGAAAATAATCAAGAGCTTAACAGCCACTCAATAACAGTGTCTGGTAGAGATAAAACGGGCGAGCTAATTAACAGCTCTATTTTGCCAAAACAATATAGGCAAAATGATTTTAAGAAGCTACTAAGAATTATACTTGATGATAATGGTTATAGCAATATTAAGATTAACAGCGATATCGCGATACTTCCAAAACTACCCGGCAAATCATTTGTCTCCAATAAAGAGCAGAAGATATTTGATTTTATTGATGATTTAGCGAGAATGATAAGAGTAATTTTAATCACAGATGAAAATGGAGATATTCTAATTACAAGAGAGGGTGCGGATTTAGCGGTAGGTTCACTTGATTTAAGTTCAAGTAGTGCAAATATTATGTCAAGTGGCTTGTCTGTTGACAATAATGATACCTATAAATTTATTCAATTGATTGGCTCGTTAAAAACTAATAGCTCAAAAAAAAGATTAAATCAAAAAGTAGAATTTATCGATGAAAAAGCCACGACAAATAAAAGATTGATAGTCAATATCAATATGAATACTAATAAGCAGAATCTAAGCAGTATTGCCAACTGGTATATGGCAGTAAAGAGAGGCAAGGGAGCTAAATATAGTTGCTCGGTGCAGGGTTTTTACACAAATGTGTCAAGTGGGTTGTTGTGGCAAGCCAACACAATATTATCGCTAAAAGATGAAGCTAACGAACTCAATAGCTTTTTTCTTATTCAAGGTGTAAGCTATAAACAAGATAACAGTGGAAGCAAAACAGAATTATCAATATGCAATATCGGAAGCTTCACAGAATTTGATAACAACCCTTTCCTTTCAACCTCGGTAAGTAAATTATTTAGTCTTTTTGGTGGCGATTTAACACAAAAATATAGATAGTAAAAATAATTGAAAAAAATTGAAAATAATTCTTGACAATATAAAATTATAATGTTATATTAATTACATAATTATTAAGAT